CTACAGGATCGGTTCCATCATTGAATACCTCAGTTTCTGTGGTGAATTCAAAATGCCACTCCTCTTGATTCTGCAACGGCTCTACAACATTATCAATCTGTGTTCGTAAACTGATCAGTTGCGTGAGTGTTTCCCAATTACGCTGTTGATTTCTAGCACGATTCCACGAATCAGAATTGTTTATTTCTTGCCCGACACGATCACGAAATGGCCCACGTGCAGGACGATAATGACCAGTTACTCCAGTGGCCGTGATGTCAAAGTGAGTATGGACCTTAACCTTTATCAATTTGATCCTGCCTGCTTAGTTCATAGATTATTTGGGCGCGATCCAAAGCCTCGCTTAATGCTGGATTATGTTTGGCTGCACGCAAAATATCTCGCCAGGCAGTCCAGCGGTTAGTGGCATCTCGTTCTTGTTCAGTTTCGTCTTTGACTACAACACGATCCGGTGATCCTGGCTCTCGTTTGTAAACTGTTCGACCGTTATCTGGACTCTCGTACACATATTTCATTATGTGCATATTTAACCGCCAATAAAAAACCCTGGAATAAATCCAGGGTTAGTTGTATCACAATTTCTAAACTAATTAGATAGTTTGGAAAGATGCAATGTTTGATACGTTTGCTGTTGGAATACCAATGTTCAAACCGCCTGATGCGTTGGCTGTTTGAGCAGCTGTAACCAAAGTAGCTGTAGTATAAGCACCTGTTGGGAATATAGCCAAGTTCAACACTGCTGGTGCAGCTGGTGTAACTTGATACATAGCAACTGTACTTGTTTGCTGAATAGCTTGCAATACGTTTGATACATAGCCTGCTGCATTACCAGCACCCGAAGCTCCTAAACTACTGTTGGCTGTTAAACTAAAAAAATCTAATTTTGGACCTTGAAAGTTAACAGGACCGCCTGCAGCTAAGTTAGCTGTTTGTGCAACTGGACCGTTTAATACGTCTGTTGCAAATACTGGTTGGGCTCCGCCCGAAACTACTGTGATAAATGCCATGATTTAAATCTCCTAATGTGTGGACTCAAAGGTCCTGCTATTATTTAGCCAATTGGATTAAAAAGCAGAGATTGGGTTTAAGAAGTTGCCATTTTTGGATTGTTTTGAGCACGGTTGGCCGCACTAAATCCAAAACGATTTACCAGTTTGGCGCGGCCAGCTGGAGTGGCCAGCACCCATCCTTCTTGTCCAGGCTGCTGTAGATCTAACTGTTGTAGCATGCCCATTTTTAAATTATGTAGACCTAAAAATGCTGTAAATGCCGCAGAGATTCCGTCCATGTTGCTCCTGGGACTTTGTAGATATTCTACAATATTATTAAATTTGCGGGGTGTTGTGTTTTTTTGCAACCAGGCACCAAAGTCTGGCAATAAATTTTCATAGTTGGTATCAATACGACTGTTGATATATCGCTTGCATAATTGTGGCAAGTCTGTAATGCCTGCTGAGCGCAGCTCTGCTGGATTAAACAGACCATCTATGGCCGGGCCCTGAGCTCGAACCAGTTGTTTTAATTGTTTAACCTGTTGCGGTTCGGGCGTGACATTTTGAATGTCTTTGACACTGGGCTCTATCAGTAAGAGACCAGGCACAGGATTTAGTTGCAAATTGCCAATGGCTTCGGCGTTGCTGTCGGCAGTTTTATAACGAGTATGAATAGCCACACCTACTTCAGTACCGGTGATCAGTTGTCCTAATTTACTTCCAACAGGAATGCGATATTCTACAACATTAGGTTTAAATTCATAATTGCCACTTATTTCTTGTGGTGCCTGTGTGTACAATAGATCTCCCTGTACATATCCTTTAAAGTTTTCTGGCGTTGCGGCACGAAGTAATGGAAATAGTTTTTCGTAAATGGCAATTAATTCGCCACGCCCACTGCCACGTTGATTCATAATGTTGGCCAACTGTGCCACACTGGTTGCTCTACCGTCGTATCCCTTGGCTGTAAATCCTGATTTATCCGTAAGCACAAATTCACCCAATTCGTTACGACCAAATATAATGGCTGGTTTTCCGTCCCACTTGACCGTGGTTGTTTTTGCTGTGTTCTCGGCGGCATGTTCAATTATGGCAATGGCTTCTTGAATGCCGCGTGAACCTTTTTCAAATACTAGGTCTTCCAAGTGTTCAATTCTTGGGCTGGCAGCTTCTACCAGAGGTTGCATGCCTTGATTTACAATGCGGTCACGCAGGCGAGACAGGAAGTTTACATCAGACACTTCCGTATACACGGGTTCTGATTCGCTTTCCATAAAAGGAAGACCTTCGCGCTTCATGTGCTCACGGAAGTCAGCTAATTTTTGATCACGAGCAGAATCTTTTTCTAATGCAACCAGAATGCTTTCTACACTGGCCAAATCCTCGCGTGTGGCTGACTTGTTTAATAACAGTTTGGCCACTTGGTCTGGATCATCTGTGATAATTTCATTGGTGGTACGATCGGCAATGCCGGCCAGTTGATTTAACTTGTAACCCAGGGCTTTAGCCATGCTGTTCATTAGGATATTACGCTCGCGGCCTTTGTATTGGCTATCTGCGGGCACTGGGCCCAGAACAAATTTTGACCATGGAATGTTTTTAAGAAACATAAAGTCTGTTTGCACATAACCTTTGGCTGGATTGCCAGCAATAGGTGTTTTAAAGTGTACGCCTGCCCCGGTTTGTTTTACATAGTCTTCGGGCTTTAATCCATGGCTTTGTGCCCACTGTTGTAGGCGAGTCGTTAGTTGTAGTTTGGTCAATTGACTGGAATCCACAGCAACATCTAGATCACCCGACGTGGGTTTAATACCAGTTGATCCTAGAGTGTTACCTTGTACATCGAGTCCAGGCAACATTTGTTCTAACCAGGCTAGAGTAGGCTTAACATCTGTTTGATTGATACGCTGAGTCAAGGCTTCGCCGCCTGCACCTTTGAATACGTTGCCGCCTTCTTTGAGATTCATTATCTTACTGCAAACCCTTGTTGTGCCAATACTTTATCTGCGGCCGCATTGCCGGTGGATCTGGCATCCTTACTACCAAGGGGTTGTCCTTGAACTGGTGGCGGTGCATTAGGGTCAACCTCGGCTTGAGCTTGCGCTGTTAACGTAACTAACTTTTTAAATAATTCTAATTCTGGACCAGCCGCTTCATTAACTGCTGGTGGTTTTTTTGTAGCAGCATTAATGGCTTTAAATAAATTTGCGTTGTTAGGATCGTTAGGATCTAATTTTTGACCGCCAAATGATGCTGGTGCACCTCCCGGTGTGCTTGGTGTTTTAACTTTAGTTCTTTTTGTTGCTGGCGTTGTAGCAGGTTTTGCGGTGGTTGCTGGATTGACAACTGGTTTGGCACCAAGTTGTCCTGACATTTGACCAAATGCTCTTGCGCCTGGTGCGGTTGCTGGTTTTGCTGCTGGTTGAGGTTGATTAGGATTTGCAGGATTTGCTGTATGTACTAAACCAGTACCGGTTGCTGTTGTTGTTCCACCGGTACTTGATGTTGTAGTAGTGGCAATTTTTTTAACCACATCTAAAATTGGTTGTTTATTAATCAAAGTAGAAAGAGTTTTACCTTTGAGCAAATTCTGAGCAACAAACGCCAACAACTGTTTTTCCACCATAGCTGGGTCAGCCTTACCGTTTGGTGCCGCCTGATCCAACTGTTGACGATAGGTACTCCACGCACGATACGCCTTATCTGCAATGGCCCCAACTTGTGCATCGATCTTGCCACCACGATACCCTGCGGCCGCATCTCTAAACGGACTGGCAACTGCTGTACTTACATTTTTTACGGCGCCTATGCCTTTGCCCAGAGCCGAGCCAATAGCTGAACCAATTCCCTCATCAACTTGAGCTGTATTAAGTTGTGTTATTTCATGAATTTGCATCTGTTTTTCTCACGGTTCTTGTAAATTTGCCCGGATCACGCAACTTGATAGCATTGATTAACTTACGGGTGAGATTCTCAGCTTGTTCAGGAGTATAACTTTCGTCAATTTGCTCCAATAACCGGATAGCACTGAAAATGATATTAGATGCACGAGTTTCGATAACGTGGCGGCTATCCCGTTCGATATACATACTATCTAATTCTTCTAATAAACTACGGGTTTTCTTTTGCATTTTGGCCCAGAACCTTTTTATTATTTATAAAGAATACAAAGGTTTATTATTGTTAGGTAGACTGTGTTGGATACCATTTTAGGAATTCTGGATATACAGATTTCCAGCTTTGATTCCTCAGCCGATCGTGACGATTTAACTCAGAAAATGCATTGCTAATATGCATTAAAGAATTAGTTTTTAAGTTCTCAAATGTTTTATAAACCCAGTGAGTTGAGTCAAATTTATCCAGTACTGCTTGTTTATATTGTTCGCTCACTGCATCTAAAGAATATGTTCCACGACACCCATGATAATTTATTATAATGGCATCGCCGTATTTGCTTTCAGAAAAATACTGGTTATGCCATTGTTCTAACTCATCGGCCCAATATGCCGATAATATCCCAGTGGTACGTTCTATTCTTAGCAGTGCATTATGAGGTAAATTTTCTTTCCACCACAACATATTTTCGTGTATTTCGTTCCACACCATTGGCCAGCGTTGGTATTCCATTCGGGGTCCTATGTCGTCAAGGCTGAAATAAATTTCTAGCATTTTAAACTTTTCCCAAAATTTTAAAACTGAATCTGTTACTTGTTGTGTTCCATTGGAATGATACCATAAAGATATTTGAGATAGGTCAACGTGATCTTGCAATTGTTCAAGAACTTGAATGTGTGTGTTTGATAATAGTGGTTCGCCGCCCTGGAAATGTATTTGCTTAATGTCGTGCGCCGGCATTGTTTTAATCAATGCTGTTACATCAATATTTTTTGCTCTAACTTTAAACTTTTTTTCATTTTTTTTATACAGCGGATCAACTTGACGCCACAGGGTGCTAAATTGTGGGCCGCAAATTCTGCAGGCTAAATTGCAAGAAAAATCACACTGTATATCTAACTCAACCACTGAATCTGGCAGTTCCCAACCGGTACCAAGTCTGTCGTTCCAGGATTGTCGCCGACTATAATTATTGTTGGCTTCTGTCAGTTTACATTCATTGCAGTCATATGGTAATTCTTCTCCTGCCAGATTTGCTTGCCTTTGCGCCACAATTTTAGGATGTTGCCAGTATTCTAAATTGATATCTTCATTGATCGGAAACTTTTCTTTATACATACAACACGGTTTGCCAAACCATGTAGCTTCTTTGGTGTCATACTGAAGCCAGAGCCCTCCTTGTAAATCTGCACAATATTTTTTCATGATTTCTTTATTTGTCCTAATAGTTGTTTGAGCTTGGCGCTTTGCACATCCACGGTAACTCTGCCGATTTCACCAATGTCAGCATCCACTGTTTCTTTGTTGATCATTGTGCTTTTTGCTTTGATAGCTTCAAGCAAATTACCTTTGGCAAATGAATTAACTGGGCCTGCGTCTTCACCTGGATCTGTAATACGCATGGTTTCAATATTGTAGTCTAAGTCAATCTTCATGCCTACGCCCGTTGAACTGCGTGACTTCATGCACTGTATTTGATACTTGCCACGCTCACGCATGGCACGACTTGTAAAGATACCAAACACGTTGTCTGCTGTATTGATCTTTGAAATACCGCCCGAAATATGACTATGGTCAAATTCAATTTCTTCTACCGCACTACGATTCAACTGCGAAGCTGTTACAAACAATACATTTAGTTCTTTGGCCAAATTACGCAGTTCTTCTGAAACATACTTGTCTTTAACAAACAAGTCGTTTGGACTAACTTTAGCACTCACTGGCATTAACAAATCCAAATAGTCTACCATCATAAAATCCACACGCAGTCCTGTTTGAACTTGTACTTCTTTAATGTAACTACGGATATCATTCACAGTGCTTTGTGCTGGTAATGCTTTGACACGATATTGTCCTGCTTTCTTACTGACCAATTTAACTTTGAGTTCTGCTGTATCTATATCTTTGCGAATATCCTTGGTACTCATTCCCGACAACATTGCGTCTGTACGCAGGGCGCACAGTTCTTCACTGAGTTCTAAACTAACATACACGCCACTTAGTCCTGCCTGCAACCACGATAATGCTATGTTCATCATGACAAGTGACTTACCGGAACCAGACCCGCCTGCAAAAATGTTTAGCTCTCCCCGACTGAATCCGCCATACAAGATTTTGTCCATCTGTGGCCAACCTGTGCTTACTTGTCCACCCGAATTAAAGTATTTGTTAATACGAGCCTTGGGATCAGCAAAGTAATCTGTGCCCATGTCCTTGGTCAAACTAATCTGTACTGCATCCTTGATTAATTTTTCTACAGGATCATACTCGCCTTTTTCCAACAAGTCTGCTGATTTTAAGATTGCACGTTCTAGTTCTTGTCTGCGAGTAAATGCTTCAAACTCACTCATGAACCATTCATTGTGTCCTTGATTTAAGTCTGGAATGTTTGCTAGTGTAGTACCAGTAGCCGCTTTGATCTGTTCACGTGTAGGCAATGTCTTATAATCATCACTGTGTTTGGCAATAAACTCTGCTGTAGCTCGCAAACTGCGATCAAAGTTTTCTGGATTATAAATGTTTTGCACACGCACAAAAGATTCTGCGTCGTGTAACATCATTTCTAGGAATAGTTTTTGGACATCAAGTCCGTAGTCTTTTAGCAAGTTGCTTCTTCCTCATCTCAATTTTAATTTTACTAGTTTCTCGGTTTTCTAATATAGTTAGCAAACATCCTAGTTGACCCAAACGAATCACTGCGTCGTTTACATCTTTACAACCTTTGGGCCACTCTGGAATGCTTACTGCCCATCCTAATTCTATAGCACGATCTACCAACTTCATGCCGGCTTCGTCTTGATCTGGTACTACAATAACCTCTCGACCCAAACTGCGTATTAGTCGTACCTGTGCATCATTAATTTCTGCGTGTAACACAGCAAGCCCATTGATGCTTAACGCATCAAATACACCTTCTACTACAATCGCCCACTGCCACGCATCTCTCTGTAGGTCTGTACCAAAAACATATCCGTGCTGTATGTCTTGAATATACTTGGGAGTACGATCATCTAAGAATCTAGTTGTATGTCCTACCACTTGATCGTTGTGTGTAAACGGAATTATAATGCCGGGCCGCGGCTTTAACTTAGACAAAAATGGATAGTCAACAGGTATGCATCGTTGGCGTAAATATTCTTCAGTTACAACATCAAGTGTATTTGTGTCTGCTGGTAAATCACGTTCTTCAAACTCAACAGGTTTTTCTACTGCCGGACGACGATCACTCAATAATCCTGTGATACTTTTGTGTTTAAGACTTTCAAGGTTTATTCTCTCAATCTCTTCTCCAGGCACATTTAACCACTGTAAAAATTTACGAGCCTTAAATGTTAATGTACGACCCAATACAAAACTACAAGTGTAGCCGCAATTAAAACAATGATACGACCATGATCCGTCTAGACTTGGTTTTAATCCACCACGTTGTCGCTTGTCTGTATTCTCGCCTTGGTGAATGCAACAAGGTGCGTTGAAACTTATCCAACCCGAACTTGTATTTTTTTTCTTAGCAGGTAAAAACGCGACCACATCAATCATGCTACTATTATAGCAGGATCTATCAAGTTAATCAAGTGTTGGGCTATCTTTTTGTGCCCAGTTTCGTCGGGATGTCCGCCTGGTTTGACGTCAGTTGTCCAAGATTTCAGATAGAGATCACCAAATAAAGTTGGTAACTCAAATTGATAATTTTCAGGAAAAACATTAAATTGCATGGTCATTATGTTGTGTCTAGCACTAACACCATCAAACAATAATACAGCCTCTCGATACCGTAATTGATGCAGTTCTGGCGAATCAGTTAACACCGTTTGTTGTTTAATTAAATTTTCAAACTTAGAATCTGGCCACGAACTATGTACAAATTTATTCCACTCTGGATCGTCAAGATACCGAACATGATTGGGATCGTAGTGACTAAAACGATAACTGTTAGTTACAGCATGTAATACCAAACAAGATTCTGGATCGGGTTCATGTTCTAGCCAATATAAAAAAGTCCATTTAGCACTGTCTAAACTGCCGCCCATAAGGCCAAAATTTTCAGTTGGAACCGAATAATGTTGGCCAAGTTGGCCAAGGAAACAATTACTTTCGCGATATGCTCGATGTTGCAGACCAACTTCGTGTATATTAGTAGCTGTGATATTGGGTTCGGTGAGTTCGTCTCCATACATCCACGAGTCGCCAAAGCCTACAATTTTCTTGAACATCACGTATGTATCAACGATACATTAGATTTACAACAAATCCTGTAGAGATTACAACAATTGCACCTTGCTGACTTGCTGGCACTGGGCTAGGACTTGCTCCGGGATTTGGTGTACTTGGTAGCGGCCAATATCCAGAACCTGGATTAGTTACAGTAATACCTACTACTTGTCCAGTGTCGCTTATGGTTGCTACCGCGGTTGCTCCTGCACCGTTGCCAACAATGTCAATTTTGGGTGGAGCCAAATATCCAGAGCCACCATCGAGTACAGTGATGCTGGTAACTAGACCATCCACACAATAGGCCACAGCAATGGCTGGGTAACCGGGTTGATCGGGGCTGGCAAAAACACTGTTGTTAAATGCCAGGCGCAAGATTGGATACCATCCAATAATGTTCATATAGATTGTTTTTGTTTGGTTAAGATAGGTAGTTGATTCGGTTATATTATACCAAAGACTTTGATAATTTTCTGCCCACTGTGCTTTAATAGTTCCGGTATATCCAATCAGATCCATTTGAACCGTGGTAACTGGGCCTCGAGGCTCAATGAAGCTACTAAAATATTCAGTGTTATTGTAGCTATTATAATAACTACCTCCATTGGGATTCGCGTTCAAGAACATGCCGCCTGGATACTGTCCATAACTTGTACCACCATATTGAAGTTGATTTGATAATTCTATGGTGGGAATGGTCAATTCTGAACTTGGCACAAATGTGGGCATGACTGAGTTTACTATATCAACAGGAGCCC